TTTCATTAACTAATTGTGCAGATGCCTTAGATTCTTCTGATCCAAATGTTCTTTGGAAGTAATTAACTGTGCCTCCTACAACATTCTGACCAAGATTAATAAGATACATTAGTTTTTCAAATGTTGCCTTAAGAGCTGGTGAATTTAAAAACTCATTTACTTTCTTAACTGCTGCTTCTGCTACTGGTTTCAACATATTCCACACAGTTTTTAATGCTGGAACGAGTGCATCTATCATATCTCTAACAGAGTCAATTAAAGGTGTAAGATATGCCTTCCACAAAGGCATCATAATCTCACCTATGAATTTCTTTATAGGTTTTATTATAGGTGTTATAGCATCACCTACAAATGCACCAAGTTTATCTCCTATAAATCCACCTAACAAATTACCAACAATAGGACCGAAAGGACCTAGTATTGGTGTTAACAATGCAGTCAACGCTACACCACCTATAGCAGCACCAACACCACCACCAATCGCTTTCTGAGCTGAGTCTCCTGATTGTAATCTTGTAATTGTGGCAGTAGCACCCGCTAAGAATGGCATACCTTTAGAAAGGAAACCAGTTGCTTTACCCTGCATAAACCTACCCGCCTTGACTCTAGTAAGACGTTTAAGTCGTAACATTCGTGTTCTTCTTGCTCTTATTCTATTTCTCATATTACCGAATCTTTTGACTCGTTTCATTCTCTCATTTCTAAGTTTCTTGATATTTTGTGCTCTCTTTAATTTTTTACCCCAAGAAGTTTTTCCTACAGTGTTCTTGTAAAACTTAACTAAACTTTGATAATCACCTATTAATTTCCAAGGTTGCAATACTCTAGTCGCAACAAAAAAGGCACCAAGACCACCAATGATCTTAAGTGCACCCATTATTAGACTCTTCTCACCAAATGCCTCCATTATCCAGTTAACACCTGTATTCAATATCTTATAAACACTACCCAACCATTTACCTATGATAGGCAAACTAAAATCAAGAATACCTTTAAATTTAGGATTTGATAGTAAATCTAGTAGAAACCACGTTCCTACCTTCATAGCAATCCATTTAAAAGGTTGCAACAATTTATTCAACCACTTAGTTGCATTTGCAGCAACTCCACTTTTTTTAGATTCTGACTCTACTGCTTTTTCTGTATCTGATTCTAACTTATTCTCAGTATCTTTATCTCTCTGTAAATTCTCAGCGTCATTCTGATCTTTCCAATATGCCAACCTCTGATTGTGCATATCAGCAAATATTGCTCCAATATCTTCCACGACAAAACCCATCCTGTTAATAGCAAATGTGAATCCTTGCACAGGGTTCTTTGCAGTGCCTACTTTTTCAGGAATAAATTTTCTTATGTTTAGCGGTCTTGCCCCTTCCATCAGAGTTGTTGTCCAGGAGGTGTATTTTGAAAGTCTTGTTGTTTCTGTCGTCTTTCTTCTTCACGAAGATAACGTATCAACAAATTCACATAAACATCTCTTTCCCACGGAATCATATTCTCAAGTTCTGTAAGACTATACTTATGATGTTGCATCAAAGCAAAATTAGTCTCATACAGATTCATCATCGAATCGTGGGATAGGGCTACTCGAAAAAAGCTGCTAGTCCCTCTAGTGTAACTGTACTTTTTACTTCAGTCTTTGGATTAAATACCTCGATCTCGTGAGATAACTTTGGCATTGTTTCAAAGAATTTCTGAACTGATGTAAACTGCTGTGAATTCATACTTTCAAAGAACTCTACTAACTCTGCCTTTTTATAAGACTTTGCTTCGTGAAGTTCATCACCGTCAGCAACAGTATCAGTACAATCTGCTGCTAGTTTGAATACATCTTCAAGACCAGGATTATCTGATAGATTGTTTTTCACGAAACTATCCAGAGATGGATATTTCATAGTTAAGGTAATCTCATCAGTTAACTTGATAACATTTGTATGATCTTTTGGGATTTCAACTTTAACTTCATCCAAGTTGACTTCAACTTCAACTTGTGTTTTTTCATCATCAGGGCAAGTTAGTTTAAATTCACTAACTTCACCTACAGATTTACCACGAATTTTTAAGAATAGATATTCAATATCAAATGTAGCAAGTTCATTTAGATTCTTGACATTTGTACAATTCTTGATAATCTCTTTAACTGCCTTGATCATCTCTTTGTTATTTTGAGTTTCCATTGCCATATAAAGCAATTTCTCTTCTCTAACTAGAAATGGTCGATAGGTGACTTTCTGACCTCTTGGCAGAGTGCATTCGTAATCTGGAATGCTCAGTTTTGGTAAAGGCATATTTAAGGGTAGTACAACTCAATATCATTATTTAGACACCAAAGGCAGAACCTATTTTGATGTCATCCATAGTTTTTAAAACATCTTCAGTTAAAACAGTATCATTTGTCCACTCATTAGGTTTCTTTATCTTACTAGAGAACCTATATCTTTCAAATTTAAAGACAACATCCATTTTAACTAAACCGTTTTGTTCATTGGTAAATGTTATCTGACCCATATTCGTGGGGAAACAACCAACGAACTGGAAAACACCTACCGATCTATTCATTCTTGTCTCAAATTTCTTACCATTAACAACTTTCTGTGCTAAAACATTAGATCCTCTTTCCCATTTCTCTACAAATATATCTGCTGTATAGTCGTCATAGAAACCAACTCTATTTTCTGAGTCAGGTGCCATTGCTTGCATCCACTTCTCAAAGAAGTTTCTGTGCCACATATTTTTAGTAGTTATGAATGAAATAGTAAGTTCGTTAGGAATTTGTCCAGTTGCATATGTACGTTGAACACCAACATTCTTAACATCTCCTGTGGTGACTCCACGAGAAGGTATAGTAACATTATCTGCAAAATAGTTAACCGCTTTGTATATTTCTTGACTTTGGGCTTGACTCCAGCCTTCCATTGCTGCAAATACTAAAGGAAAACCAATCCACGCAGCATAAAGATTACCTAAAGTCGGTTCATAGGCACCTGTACTGACAATATCTTGGAAATTAATAAACGAATTAGGTACTTTCAAACTAACTCTCCTTTTTTAAGTAAAACACTTGTTGGAACTGCTGTATCTCGACCAAATGTTGTAATGTGAAACTGTTCAGAAGGTATCTGACCAATATCATCCCATTCAGAGTCTGGGACAACTAACATACTACTTCTTACATTACGTCTTAAGTATTTATGTATAGTTTGTGGTGGTGCTGCTGGAGTAAATCCATATTTACGAAGTTCTGGTCTCATATAATGAACATTAGCACCCCAGAAATGTTCATCAGATTCACCATATATGTAAACCATAGGATATTTATCCCAAAATCTCATAAGTTCTTTATTATCATCTTCTGGATCATATTTAAAAGTCAATGCTGTACCAGGAGTTACACCATCAGCACCTAAACCCATATCAAAGAGTGCTTGAAAGAGTTGTGTTCTCCACCAATTTGAGGATTGTGCTTTTCCTTGTGATTTAGTTTGTATGTCTGTGAAAACACTCATACTCTTAATTCGTTTTCTGTTAATATGACAAACTGCATTCTACGATCTTTACAGTATTCTTTTGCTGCTTTCCATTTTGCTTGATTTATACCATATGTAGCAACTTCTTTTAAAAACTTCTGAGTTTTACGTTTTTGAGTTGCTGGTGCTTGTGTTTGTGCAAATGGTTTAATTTCGATAATTCTCTTTGCGAGTCCTCCACTTTTGGTGCGAGACTTGACATAAAAATCAGGAAAGTAACGATGAAACCTACCATCGATAGGACTTCTATAAGGAATGATAATCTCTTCACTGCCCCACTCTATAACGTTTTCATTTAGGTCACACCACCCCATAAACTTTCTTTCCCACAAACTTCTATAAATAATGTTTGTAGGATCCCCTTTGTACTTGCCAGGATATCTTGGTTTGAATCTTCCCGAATAAGTTTTATAGGTCATAATGTCAGCACCGCTAGTATATCCAAGACAGTTACCTCGTCAAGTTCCATCCTCAGATAAGTATATTGACAAAGGTGATACTGTCGAAACCAAAGTGATAGATTATCTGAAAATTCAGATATACAACACTCAAGGGGAGAATGGTGCCAACCCATATAATTGGGCTTCTGGTGGAGGTGGGTTCAAAGAACCTTTTAAAGGATTAGATAATAAATCACTTTATAAGACTATTTATCTATATCTACCAACTGGTATAAAAGAGAATTATCAAGCACAATATAACGAAGCGTCACTTGGTGCTATTGGTGCAGGAGCAATGCAAGGACTAAGTGGTGATATGAACCCTGCTGAAGCTTTACAAAAAACAGCAGGAACTGTAAAACCAGAATTTGTTATGAATACTGCTGCGTCAGCACTTGGTACAGTTAATAGTGCACTTGGAATTAATAATAGTATGGATGCAGGGGGTTTAACTGCTATTGCTACCAAGAAGATTTTTAACCCCTATGCAGAGGTAACATTCAAAGGTGTCAACTACAGAGAACACCTTTTCAATTTTAAACTAGCACCTCGTAATATACAGGAAGCAAAAGAGTGTAGAGAGATCATTGAATGTTTAAGACGTGCTATGTTACCAGCATCAGAAGCAGGAGACGATGCAAAAGATTTTCAGATGTTCAATAAT